ACCACTCCTAACAATAAATTTAATGTCAACCAAGCTGATCTTTCTATTTTATTTTCCTTCATTCTTTTCAAGTCCTTTCTTTTATTACTTATACCATGATTTTTCAGGCAAAAAAATAGGGCTTTATGCCCTATTTTTTATTCTTCTACTTCTGCTTCTGCTTCTGCTTCTGCTGCATCTTCTTCTACAAACCACGATTTACATTCAGGGCAAGTTAAAATATCCTTTTCTGCTTCTGCTGCATCTTCTTCTGCAAATATCGCTCTGTCTTTCATCAACTCAGTAACTCCTAGTAGAGCGGCAAATGCTCCTATTCCTATCATTGCACAATCTCCAACAATTCTCACTGTTCTTCCTATTTTCATTTTAAATCAATTCCTTTCTTTTATTACTTATACCACATAACAAAACGTCTTAATAAAAAACTTAACTAATAAGTTTATTTTCTTTAGCTACATAAAAATATAAAAAAAATAGGGCTTGCGCCCTATTCTTTATTCTACTTCTTTTGTTGTTTCTTTAATGTCTGCTATGGCAGACATTTCCTTTTTCATAGCGTCATCAATCTCTTTTTGTGCTAGGAGCCCAAGTGCTCCAGCCCCTGCCGCTGCTAGACCTATCACTACCAATGCTGCATTCAATGCCACTGTTTCTATCTTTTGAAATTTCATCTTAATCACCCTTCCTTTCTTTTATTACTTATACCACGATTTTTCAAGTAAAAAAAATGGGAGTTGTTACCCCCAAAATTTAGCCATTAACAGCATTGGCCCAAAAGCTATTAACCCTAAAATTAATCCCCAAAACAAATCCTTAATTGTTTGCCACATTTATACCTTCTCCTTTTTCTTCCTTATACTACGATTTATTCTTCTGACTCTAGTCCTTGTAAAAGCTCAAACTCGTAGTCTTCAAGGCATCTGTTGATATAAATTCTTGTCTTTACTCCACTGAGGTAGAACTCTATCATATCATAACCATTTTCTTGGGGAATTAACTCTATCTCTTTTATCTCTTTTTTAAAGGGGTATAGAAGTCTTAATGCTGTAACAAAACTGTCATCACAATTATCATTATACTTTATGTATTGAGTTTTTTTCATTATTTTTCTCTCCTTTAAAGCTTTATATTTTGTCTATCAAACCATGTCTCTCCATCCCTCACCATACCTGTACTTATAATACATTTCTGGAGGGACCTTATAAATGTATTGCCCACAACGTATCAAGCAAGCGTTTTTACCGTAGTACATTTTTTTCATTCCCTTTATGCTGCCAGTATAATGGAAATTAGGGTATTGGTCGATATTATATTTTTTTCCTTGTTCAACTTTCATATAAATTACTCCTGGCATTTCTATACCCTCTCCTTCTTTTGTTTTCGATAAAAAAAAGGGAAAGGCATGAAGCCTAACCCTTGATAGCCTTAATTAAACCTCTTAACTGAGTGCCGATAACTACTGTTAAAGCACCGAGGCCAATTAAGCTATTCCTGTTTGTAGACACTTGTTTGTCTCCAACCTTGAAATTTACTGGGAAATTATTTTTTGCCATTTCCCAAAGCTCTCTTAGAACTTCTTTCCTTTCTTCGTTTACTTCATTATTGATGTCCATTTCATCCACAATTTTTCACTCCTTCCTTTTATTTCTTATACCACCATCAATTGTCCCTTTTGTCAGCTTGCTGTTGGTTTAAATCTTTAATCATTTTTTTTAGGTCTTTCACTTTTTCTTTTTCTTTTTCTGTCTTACAAATAAAACATATGTAAGCCCCAACTATTATTAACCAAAAAATTCCACCTATTATATAAACCATAGTTTTCGTCCTCTCTTTTATAATTTATACCTGCTCAGTAACAAATAAAAAAAGAAAGCATTAGTCAGATTCGAACTGACTACCTCCTAAGTTTACCTTAGGCGCTCTACNATTTGAGCTATAACACTTTCTTTTATTACTTATACCACGATTTTGGCGTCTATTAAAAAGAGATTGTTTCTACTTTTACTTCTTTTATGCTATAATGATATCAGAATAATCTGAATAAAATCAAGGAGGCTGTCGCTATGCCTGACAATCAAAAAAAGATCATTAGAAAAAAAGTGAGTGAAAGATCGGTAAAAGAATCTAGAAGCTTTGCTAACGCATTAAGCAAAGAGGCTCGAGAACTTTTTAGAGATGCGAAGAGTGATGAGTTACCATTATTAAGTGTTAAGGATTCTCGTGGAAAATTGGTTGAGATTGATAAATTTTTAACAAAAGTTGCAAATATAGAAATTTTTAGGCCAACACCTGAAAACGTAGAGTCTTTTGTTAAAGATTACTTTATTGAAGAGTTAAAGCCATTTCCTGACGAGATTCCTTTCTCAATCAATTTTATTCCTATCAATTTTACAGAATCGGATGACGACGAAGATGGCGAACCTTTAGTTCAAGACGGAGAGGGAGTTGTGTTGGTCTATTATGGTGATAAGACTTTGGAGTTACCATTTAGGGTATCAAATGGCTTGTTTGTTCCATTTGATACTATAAGACATGGGGATGAAGGCGTTTATTATAGCCGTGAAAATTTGCAAAAAATTCTCAACCACATGGGTAGGAATCAGGGTGAGGATGAGTCTATTGATCCATATGAGGATGTTGTTAATGAAGACAACAAGGTTTTAAGAGACGAAGGTTTCTTAGACGATGTTTTAAGCATTCGAAGCACTCAAGGTGTTGACGGGGTGGACAATTCTTATTGGGCTACAGCTTCAGAGAAATGTGATGATTTTTTAGAAAAGCTTTCTAATCTTAGGGTTGTTGATACTGACAAGCTTAAAGAGGCTTTTTCTTTGGTGAAGAAAGATATGGTTAAAAACAGACTCGATAAAATAGACAAACTAGCTGAGGATGAAGGCTTTAGTAAAGATATTCTTGACTCTGTCACGAACTTTTCTGACCTCAAGTTCTTAAATTTAGAGAATGTTGAGCCAGGAACGTATGTAAAGTTTCCTGAAGGTGATGACGGCTTATCTATGAAAAAAGGTTATATTGGAGAGGTTACAGATACTATACTTCCTTTATTCGAAAGCCCAGATGATAAGGGTGACAGCAAAAAGATTGTTATAACGATTGATGGTAAGTACAAGGTTTTTAACCCTGGAGACAAATTTTTATCATTATTAGATGGCGAGCCAGCTTCATGGGAAGTTATAGATAAAGCAACAAAAGTTTTAAAGCAGGGTAAAACATACACAGCTTTCATGTATGATGGTGTAACTTTTAGCTATCCTTTTGTCGTAGATAGTATTAGAAGTGGTTCTCAATATAGTAACTTGAAGCTTTCAAAAATATATGAGTGTCGCTCATTAAATACTGTCGGTGGTACAGAGTTTATTTTTGGAGTCAGCCCAAAACCAAGCGTCGAAAATATTGCTGTAGACAAAGACACTTACATTAATATGTGGTTAGACGTTGAGGGTAGTGGAGATAAGATTGATTACTATAAGGCTATGATTCCGAAAGATAAGCCAATAGTATTGTTGCAAGATGGTGCTTTATATGTTGAATTGAAGGGTAAAATCAATAATTACTTAATAGACAAAGACGAACTATACTTTGAATACACCGAAGACTTTCTTAAATCTGCAACATTATCTGAGAGAGTTCAGATTGACTTGGTGTCTAGGGATGAAAAGCATCCAAGGTTTCATATAGACATAAAGTGGCTTGATAATGATAAGAAGATCTTTAGGACAAGGAGAAAGAAGTTCCAAAACGCCTCTCATGGGAAGGCTGCTGGGGTTTTAAAGAGTTGTGGCTACTCTTATCAAGAAGCTTCTGAGGGTTTAACAAAAGCCAAGCTTAATGGTCGATCTGTCCTTGAGATAACAGATGCTCATACTCCAGACCAGGTATCAGAAGATGTCGGCGGGGACGATATGGGAAGAGTTAAACAGAGGGTTCAGAAATCTTCTTTTAATCCTGCAATTGCTGAAACATTACTTGCAAACATTCTCGGTGAAGGGATAAAAGAGTCTTTACCTGCTGAGATGAGTGGGTTTGAAGACACTCCACGTCATCAGTTAACACCAGATCAGAAAGACGCCTTAGATATGTTTAAGTTGGTTGACAAGGTTGGCTGTAATGAAAGCTTTGGTGTTGCTGCTTCTATGGAAAAGATAGCAGTAAAGAAACAGAACGATACATTATTAGGTATATCTAAGATGCTTGTTGCAAAGCATAAGTTTGAAGATTTCCTTGTTAAATGCGCTAAAGGAAAGGATTCCTACTTTGGCGTTGAAGATTTAATAAAGACTTCTGGTAATGAATTAGTTGACACAATGGAAAAAGCTGCAGAAGAACTAGTTGAATTAAAACATGCTCAAATAAGCACAGGTAACGAAGTAGTTCCCATGACATTAATTCATGGGACCTTAAAGCAGTTCGATCAATTTAAAAAACTTATAAAGGCAGAGTAAGATCTCTGCCTTTAGGATTTTACTTTAGGAGGCAATGCAAATGTATAAAGAGGCATTACAAAAAGTTAGGAAATTAGCGAAAAGTTACGATAATTATTTGGAGAAGGTTGCTCACGAGTATTCCGTTATTAACCCTGAAACTTTAGACCTCAATGAAGAAGAGTTGTTGGCTATGAGAGATGAGTTGGGTCGGGCTTATGGAGAGTATTCTGATGACTATGATGCATTGGGCGATCGTAAAAGTGATATAGCCAAAATTCTTGGTGGTGGATTTGGAGCAAGCTATGGAGCGATCCAAGGAGGAAACCTTGCAGGCTTAGATCTTCGAGGAGCGTCCTCAAAGATTCCCCCTAAAATACTCCTTGGTATGGCCCTTGGTGGTACTCTAGGAGGGGCATTAGGGTATGGCGCTGGTTATTTAGGTGATGTTGCAATAGATCATCACAGGTACCCTGATTTAGAGGAAAAGATTAAGAGAGCTATGGCTCTTGAAGATGAACTTTACAATAGAATAACTGACGACATCTCAGCATTAAAAAGAGAGCGACCTGATCTTGACAAAAAAACTATCAAAGAAAAGCTCAGAAGGGCAGAGGAAATAAGTTGGCCCGAAGGAGCGTATTAATATTTTAGGAGGGGGAAATAAATGGGGTCTGGTTCACTAAAAACTTTTTTTGAAAAAATAGCTAAGTTAAAAGATGATGTTCAGTTATTTTCTCATCAACAACAAGCTGTAGACAAACTGGTTAGCAATAAGGGTGTTGGTTTAGTAGCTCATCATATGGGGCTTGGAAAGACACTAACCTCTATTGCTGCTTTTGAAAAAACTAAGGGCCCAGGAGACAAAGCCTTGGTTGTTTTGCCTGCAGGTTTGAAGCAAAACTTTGTGGATAATATAGAGCAATTTACTGACTCGTCTCATTATGTTATTAGCAAGGCTGATGCTCAGTATCCTAATGTAGATTATTATATTATCTCTTATAATTTGCTGCTTAGGCATTATGAAAAGGTTGTTGACAAGGTAGGGCCGAAAACTATTATTGCTGATGAAATCCACAATGCCAGAAACGAAGACACAAAGACATACAAAACATTGATGGATATACGTCCCAAAGTTGATAGCTTCATTGGCTTAACTGGCTCTATAATCAATAATGATCCTAGTGATATTGTTCCTCAGCTAAACATTGTTTCTAATAAGGGCCATGAATTAGGTAGCTCAGAAATGTTTAACAATAAGTTTTTGAGAAAGGTCGAAAAAAGGAAATATATTCCTATTCTGAGTAGTTTTGGAATCAAGGGTGGTGTTGAGGACATTGGGTATGAGCTTAAAAACGCTCCTAGGTTAAAAAAAGAGCTTGGAAAGTATGTTCACTACATGGGTATGGATAGCGTGGATAACTTACCAGACAAGATTTTAGAAAGAAAAGAGGTTGAGATGTCTCCAGAACAAAAAAGGCTTTATGATTTTGTTTTTAGAAATTTACCTCGTGCGTCTATGAATAAGATAAAGAAAGGCTTGCCAATAGACGAGAAAGAGTTATTTCACATCCTTCCTATGCTTCAGAAGGCTAGGGAGTTATCAAGCGGAACCCATGTCTTAAAAGATATGCCAATAGAAGAAGCTGCTGCTAGAACTCCTAAGCTGTCTCAGGCTTTAACTGACATAAAGGATCATTTAAGTGACAACCCAAACGGAAAAATTGTTGTTTACAGTAATTTCGTCGCTGGTCTCGAAGCTTTATCGGCATCTCTTGACGCTGAAGGAGTTAGTCACGGTGTATTCATTGGAGCAGGAAGTATATTTGGTGATTCTAGGGTTTCAAATGCGTCTCGACAAGAAGCTGTTGATAATTTTAAAAAAGGCGAGACACAAGTGATTTTAATATCGAGCGCTGGGAAATTGGGTCTTTCATTTCCAAACGCAACTATGCATATTACTTTGGATGGCCATTGGAACCCTGAAATAATATCTCAGTCTGAAGCTAGGTCAATAAGGCAAGACTCTGAAGCTGACAAAATTCAGGTAAGACAATACGTGAGCGTTCCTCCTAGAAAGCTGCTTGGTCTTATGGGAAGAGATAGCTCTATTGATGAGATGGTTTGGGATGTTTCTGGGAGGAAAGCAAAAAAGAATGATTTGATATATAATTTACTTAGAGACAAGTCTCTATCAAAAACTGCGGGAGGGAATAAAATGTACAAAGAAGCATTACAGGAATTTGAAATGTTATCAAAAATTTATGATAAGGATAAGTTAGAAAAGATTGCGGAAGAGGTTCTTGATCGTGATGAGAAAGAGTTTCGAAGCAATCATCTTGTAGGGGCCTTAGGAGCCATCCCTGGAGCCGTACTTGGTACAGCTCTTTGGCCATTGGCGGCTATGTATTCAGGGGCTCAACTCGGTGGCCAAGCAGGTTCCTTAGCTGCCACATCTGCTCATAAAGGTATACACAACCTCTTTAATAGGAAGAAAAAGAAGGATAGATCAAGCATAGACGAAGAGGTTGCTCAGTTTTCAGCTAGAGAGCCTGTTAACTTTGAGAAAATAGTGGACAACATTGACGATTTTGAAGTAGCTGCGACGTCTGACAATGACCTTTCGGTTATCCTTCGAAATAAACACACTGGGGAGCTTTTCAAGGTTCAAAATTATGGTGAAGAGATCGGCGTTGCCCCTTTTCTTTAAGGAGGGAATAAAATGTACAAAGAAGCATTACAAGAGTTTGAAGTTTTAGCAAAAATTTATGATAAAGATAAGTTAGAAAAGATTGCGGAAGAGGTTCTTGATCTAAATTTTGAAAAACGTGAGGAGAGGCCTTTCCTTGATAGAATGAAAGAATTGAAAGAATCGTCTCAAGGCAATATTTACTGGGATGCCCTCCAAGCAAAAGCGAGAGGGACGGGTTTGGGACGGGCTGCAGGGGGAGCTTTAGGAGCTTTAGGTGGACATTTGGCTACGGGTCCTAAAGCTGGTTTAACAACTGCTAAAACTCTAGCTATACCGACTGGTGCTTTGGCTGGAGGTCTTTTAGGTGGACATTTGGGGAACAAGTACTATACTGAGCCAGCATCACAACGATTGCAAGAAAAGTTTGAGGCTAGGCGTGCAGATTTCGATGATGCGATGATAAATAATCTTGTTGATGATTATGATGTGATGGCGATATCTTCCGACAAGAGTTTCGGCATTCTTATGAATAAGCATACTGGGGATGTTATTGGGTTTAAGACGGATGGCGAAGATATTAGTATGACCCCCCTTTAAGCAGCGATAAAAAAGGAGTGATATTCGTGACAAAAAAGAGGAGAGAGAATGTTCAAGATTTAAATAGTTACAAAACTACTGACCTACAAAATATTAGACCAGAGTACAAGGATTGGATAGATAATATTGAGAAAAAACCACATTCTAAGTATATAAAATACTTGTTAACAAAAAAATACTCTGCTGACGCTGTTAACAAGGAATTAATAAGGCTGGGCTTGTCTTGTCCATCTAGTGATCAACTTAAAACATATTTTCTTTATGTCATGTTGCCTTTGATAGAAAAGTTTGATTTAGTTGATGTTTATGAAGATTATATTATTTCTATTAGAGACGGAAAGGGGCGAAGGAATAAGATTTCGGGAAATAACTTTTATGTCCTAAAATTTATTTCTGATTTTGATAAGAATGAGAAGGGTAGAATAAATTTTTGTAGGTTGCTAAAAGTTCTTGATATAGATTGTTTGTGGGCTGATGAGATCTTTCAATTCTATGGCGATGAAGAAGCCCTTCCTTTAGACGATAAGGGCAGTAAAATAATCGATATAAGTCGTAGTAAATTTAAGGAGTCAATTACAAGCACAGAAAAGATACTTCTCTATAATAAGAGATTTTTGGTAGATAAATTGTTGTTAGACAATGTTTCTCCTGAAAGAATTGCTAGAATATTAAAAAATAACTACAACTCTGTATTTACTAAGGATGACATAGCCAATTACTCTAGAATATTTTTTAACTATAAAAGAAGGGACCTTGAAAGCACAATTGAAGAACTTGAAGATGAAAAGAATAATTTAAGCCTTCAACTAAGAGATCTTATGGATAGGGACGATATATCTTTAGGGGAAAAAGCCACAATGACATCCAAGCTTGAGATAAGAATTAAAGAGCTTGATAAGACGATTAAGGAGTTGAATGCGACATATAGTGATGTAGCTTTTAATGAAGGGACTTTGAATAACCTGGAAATAACTGATATGTTTAAAGATGTGATAAAAAGGTCTTATGCTCGATTCAAAAACCTTGATAGATATAACGACGTGGACATTGTAGATTCCTTAAATAAGTTGGTTCGTGCAATGTCGAGCTCAGCTACAGCTTACACATCTTTAATTGATAATGAAGAGAAAATGAAGAAGAAGGACAAAAACCTCACACAAGTTCTGCTTGAACTTACAGAAGAAAGTGTTGACCAAACGTTAGATATCGCCGAGGCAAAAAAGGTTCAAGCTACATTAGCTAGAAACCAAATTGAGGGGGTTGACGATGTATAAGCATGTTGATCCTGATCATAGGTGTGTTTATTGTAATAACGTTTTGGAGTCCTTACTTGATGTTGGCGAAGGTGGTTTAATTAACGTTATCTATAGGAAGTGTTTAAAATGCAATTACTCATTGTGTTCTTGGGAGATTGAAGATCCTAAATATATAGATAAGATAAGGATAGGGAGTTGGCACATCAGAAGGAAAAAGCTAGTGTTGTGTAAAGGCTACACTCCTTTTTCTATCAATGAAAGAACTGGCTTACTTTTATGTGTTAATTACTCAGAATGTAAGAAAGAAAAAAAGCATAAATACATCCTTTCTTTCTTAGATAGCCATACAGGAGGAGAATTTTGTTTGCCTTGGGATGAAATGGTTTTAAGTTGTGATTGCGTTGAGACTGTATATTATTTTTTAAAGTATTTTAATTTTAGTAAAAAGTCTTTTTTACTAAGTCACAAGGATTTTAAGAATATAAAGAGTATTTACGCTGACAAGTGTTTAATTTAACAAAAGGACGTGATTAGTATGTTTAAAGAAGCTCAAATAGCTTTAAGCGAATTTGAAAAACTTTCTTCTGAAGATAAAGAGGAAATATCTAACGCAATTCTTAATGAAAAGATTGCTGTATTAAGCCCTGAGAAGCAAGAAACTGCTTACAATGTTGCCAAGGGTTTGAATATCGTTCCTTATATTGGTGGTTATATGGGGACTGCGAGAACGATTGGGAAATTTATGGACCCTCTTTTAAAAGCTCATCCAAAAACTAGGCTGTTAGGAAAAGGGCTTCATGCTCTCAGTCATGTTGCGCCATTCGTTGGGGGTATGATTGGTGGCCAAGCAGTTCAGACAGGGTATGATAAACTTACCGATGTTGCTTTACCTAAAGGAAAAAGGCGAACAGGAATAAGGCAGCAAATTGGTCAGGACGTCTTAGCACCTCTTAACGTTGCCCCTAACCTTGTCCTGCCGACATTAAGAGATAATCCCGAGGCTTTCCAAGACTTCAGCTCTAGGGCGAATGAACACTTTGAGTCCTTGGACGAGCCTTATAGAATTCAGGAGTATGGAGATTTAAAGCATCTTGTTTCTCCTGAGTTTGGTAGTTATTTTGACTAAAGGGGGTGTGGTGGAAAGTTTTAGGTTTTTGTGATAAAGTCTTTATATGAAAAGGTATTTTTGCAGAACATTGTTTTTAAATAATACAAGAAAAAATGTTGTTAAAAAATAAGGAGGAATTTCAAATGTTTAGAGATTTATTAAATGAATTTGAAGTTTTAGCAAAAGTGTATGACAGGGAAAACTTAGAAAAGGTGGCTGACGCAACATTACAGAATGCAGAGGCTTTATTAGGCGAACAGGATTTTGAGGGTATTGAGGATGTAGCTGGGGGTCAAGGTAGTAATTTGGGTAGAAACTTGCTTTTATTAGCTGCTCTTGCTGCGGCATCTGGGGCAGGAGGGTATGCTTCAGCGGGTAAGATGAAACCTTTGAAGAACTTGCATGGTCAACCCAAACCGTTTGATTTTCAAGGAATGAAGCCTAAAACAGCCCCTTTTAAAAAACCTGCTTTAGGTCAAAGATCTGAGGCATTAAGATATCCACAAGGAGGAAATCTTGCAGGGGGTGGCTCTGTCGTAGATGACCCAAGACTTTGGCGAGAACAACTTTTTAGATCTCTTTCGTAAGTTTCCGAAGTTAAGGTAGGTCTTTTTTGTAATTTTTGTGATAAGGAGGTTATGCTTTCATGTTTAGAGATTTACTATACGGTTTTGAGAAATATGCTACTGAAAATGATAAAGAAGAATTAGAAAAAGTCGCTGAAGAAACTATGAATGATTTACATGGCGTTAAAAGTGAGTATGTAAAACAGGTTTTAAGAGCTAATCAAGAACTCCAAAAACTAAGAGATGACCATGCAAGGAGAATGTCAGACGCACAGGTCAGGGGCGTTGAAGTTCCTGGCACTGCTGGGTTTTTTGCTGGAGGAGCTTTAGGTGGGGGGTTAGGGGCTTTAGTTGGAAATAAATTTGCTCCAGGTATGGGAACTAAGGCTGCTATTATTGGAGCGTTGCTTGGTGGAAGTGGAGGTGACGCTCTCGGCACTCATCTAGGTCAGAAACATTTACTACCTAAATTTGAGGATAGGGCTATCGACGAAACAGGTCAACGAGCTCAAGGAATTATGGACCCAGCAACCCATTCACAAGAAGAGCTCATGCAAGCTTATCGTGATGCAGGCTTATTAAGTCCTTATAATATGGTAACAGGAACATTACCACCTGAAAGAATGAATGCCCTTCAATCATTAATGGCAAACATGGCGATTTCGGCGTTGTAAGTGATTTTTTCTAGCCCACTTTTAACTAACAAAGTGGGCTAGAAAATAAGGAGGAATTTTAAAATGTATAAAGAAGTTTTAGCAGGGTTTGAGTTTTTAGCAAAAGTACTTGAAAAGGACGAACTGGAAAAAGTTGCCTCTCTTATGCCTAGACAACCTAATCCGTACGACCCTCAAAATTTAGGTACAGACTCTTTTCAGAGAGGTTTAAGATTTTTTGGGTATTTACCTGAAGAGAAAGAATTGACCTTACAAGATGTTAGAGATCGTTTGAACACTCGCTTTGGGAGTCCTAGAGGAGAAGTTAGTCCTGGAGGAGAAGTTAGTCCTGGAGGAGAAGTTAGTCCTGGAGGAGAAGTTAGTCCTGGAGGAGAAGTTAGTCATGGAGGAGAAGTTAGTCATGGAGGAGAAGTTAGTCCTGGAGGAGAAGTTAGTCCTGGAGGAGAAGTTAGTCCTGGAGGAGAAGTTAGTCCTAACAAGCTTTATCTGGGAGATTCTATGAGGGCAGGAGCAGATCAAGGAGGGCGTATAGGTAGGGGTGTTGGTCGTATTGGAGGGGCTGTGACAGGAGCAGGGACGGGTGCTTTAGGTGGTTTTATGTTAGGTGGTCCTGTTGGAGCTGCTATTGGAGCTATTGGAGGCGGTGTTTTGGGAGGAGTAACATCTGGCTTTTCAGGCGGTTTAGCTGGACGGGGTATTGGTGGTGTGGTTGGTGCGTCGAACCACTTAGCGAGGAGAGCTCGGGAAGGAGTTTCTTCAGCAGCCTCTAACCTTTGGAGCAATGTTGATGAGGGTTTGGCAAGGCAGGCATATGAGGATTACGAATTAATAAAGGAAGCTTGTGGACTTCTCTCTGAAGTTGTTAATAGAGATGTATCTAATGATTTGTTTGAAAAATACGCAGAAGAAAATGAAGACATTCGTCAGCTATCAGGGTTAGCCAGGACGGGTTATTCTGCAGGTGGAGCTCTTGGTGGTGGAACAGTCGGTGCTGCAGTAGGGGCAGTCACGCCTCTTATCTATGCTCTCGCCAGATCTTACATGCTAGGTCCTAAAAAAACTCTTCTTGGGAAACCTACCCCAAGCGGTGCTCGTTTAGATCAGGGTTGGACTGAGTATGCTAGAAGAGCTAAGGCTGATGCCGTTAGTCATGGCTTACTAAGTGAACAGCAACTAGGCATGAATGCAGAGGATTTACTCGCTCATTCTTTAATGGTTAATAGGCCAATCGCAGGGGCCCTTGCTGGTGGGCTTGCTGGAGCTGGAATAGGTTCAAGGAGAGCTGTTTCTAATGCTGAGAAAAGATTGTCTCAACAGAATTTGTAAAAATTAAAGGGATGATAATATGTTTAAACAAGCCCTAGATCAATTTGCGTTGTTATCCAAAATTTATGATAAGGATCAGTTAGAAGATGTTTCCAGGCAAATTTTATATCCTTATAATAAAGAAAAGGTTGAAAAATTACTTGGAGATAGGCCAAAACCTTCAATACCTTCTATTATTTATGACCCTCTTTATCGTCAGTTTGTGCCTTTTGGAAATGAGTTGTCTTTAATAACAGGAGTTTTATTATCAGCTTTTCAAGATCTTTCTACTGATGAAAAAATCTCTTTATATGAAAGACTTAAAAAGAAGGAGAAGTTAAGGCAAGAGCATTTAAAGGGAAGTCCATTTTATAAAAGTTTATTTAAAAAACTAAAGTTAAAAGGGGATGACAATCCAATCAACACTGCTTTGGAGGAGCCAGAACAAGATATAGATTTGTGGATAAGATCAACATTATAAGCAACAAAGGGCGTGATTCCTATTAATGATAGTTGGATTAGAAGTTACAGTCTTGACAAGATGACATTAGAATTAAAGCTTTTGCCCAAACCTCTTTTCGAAAAAGTGCCTAATTTTGCCAACAGAGATCGTCCTCTTTACGGGACAAGGATTCCCAAATTTAACATAGCCTTCCATGAGATTTTGCAAATTAAAAAGAAAATTCCTGACCAACAAAGTTATGCGACTTTTTGGATACTCAAGGCTCATGAAGAAGGCTTTTTTGATGGAATTGATGGCTATTTAAAAGAGAGGGGTTTATCCTTAATAGATTTTGTGATGGGTTTTAGAAAACGAGCTTGCAGAAACTACCCCTCTTTTGTTAGGGAGCTATATTTGTATCGACTATTGATAGATTTTGTGGAGCCTAAGATAGACAACAAGAAGTTTATTTATGACATTGACTGGGATAGTAAAGGGTATGACTTTGTGTGTATTGATAAGGAAAGTGAAGAGCCTCTATTTGGGATAAAAAGTTTCCTGGATTCCCGTTTATCTAATGTTATGTTAGAATATAAGAAACAGTATCGAAGTAAGAACATTTTGCCATACATCGAATTACCAGTTTGCCCTGATAATTGCTTTAATTTAAATGATTTTTATTTAAATAAAAAGGCTGACATGCATAGCGTTGTCGAATTTATTAACGAGGGTGTTTTTGATGATATTCGAAGAGAAAGCTAGTTTAGCCGAATTAAAACCATCTCAATTTGCTCAAAGTGTTTACCTAATAGATGGACAAGATTTTCGTTTAAATGAACGTGACTATCTCCTGCCTATTTATGATACTAGAATACCTCAAGGGCTATTGAAGTGTGGCCGCCAGGTAGAGAAGTCTACAACAGCGTCTGTTAAAATGGCGAATTCAACTCTTTTAACACCTTTTAATAGAACTTTATATGTAGCTCCTAGGAATGAGCAAGTTAAAAGTTTTTCTAAGTCTCGGCTGGGAAAGCTTTTTAGGTATAGTAAAAAAGATTTTGTTAAAGACTATTATATGCAGCCTGACTTGTCTGACCAAGTTTTTATGAAGGAGTTTACAAATGGTTCAGAGATATATTTGCGCCATTGTTATGATGAGGGTGACAACATTCGTGGCATTACAACTATAGAAAACCATATTGACGAAGTCCAGGATATCTTGGTTGACGCTATTCCTGTTATTGCAGAAACACAATCTCATTACCCTGAAACTAGGCGAACATGGTATTATGGAACTCCTAAAAGTTTTTCAAACACAATTGAACAGTTATGGGGAGACTCTAAGAAATATGAATGGATTATACAGTGTTCACGTTGCAATACTTATCAAATCATGGGTGTTGAAAACTTAACTCCAGACTCTTTTGTGTGTCGTAAATGCAAAGAAGATCTCTCTGAAAAAGATAGGGCGGATGGTTTTTGGAAGGCCTTGAATCCAGAAGGAAGTATTTACGGGTTCCACATTTCTCAATTAATGGTTCCTTGGATTACCGCCAGGGATGTATGGACGAAATACATTACATATCCGCCAGCTAAGTTTTATAATGAAGTTTTAGGGTTATCTTATGAGGTTGCTGATAAGCCAGTTACAGAGACTTTGTGGAATGAGTTGTGTGATGATAGCTTGTCAATGTATGGGAAAGCCGAGGGAGAGTTTGCAAATAAAAAAACCTACATAGGCGTTGACTGGGGAACAGGAGAAGAGTCTTACACAGCTGCGACAGTCTTTGCGTATAACGACAATGGGTTATTTCAAAACCTTTATACAAAGTTTTATACGCATGGGAAAGAAATGGAGCCCGATTATCAAGTTAACCACATATCTTCTTTAATGAAATTGTTTAAAGTAGATTTTGGACTTCTTGATTGGGGCTTTGGATTCACTCAGAATAAACAACTTATATCTAGATTTGGAAAAAGGTTGGCCCAGCTTTACTATACTCACAACCAAAAAGATGTTATTAGGTGGGATGGTGGGCATAGCAGGTATACAGTCAGAAGGAGCGATGTTTTGTATGACTATGTAAACCTCCTTCAAAACCATGAAGTCGTTTTTCCTAATAAAGTTCCTAGTGATCTAAGAATGTTAAAAGATCATCATTTAGCAGAACAAATTGAATACAGGACTTCTTTTACTGGAAAGTCTGAAGAAATGTTTTTCACCCATCCTTTAAATCAACCAGATGATGGGTTCCATGCTTCTAGCTCAGCTTACCTTGCATCAAAGATACATAGACCTCAATCTGGTGGACTGAAATTTGCTGGTGTAAAGACTAGTTAGAATTGTTAGCAATATTGTTATTATTATGCATTTCTGGTAGAATGGAATCGTAGAGTTGCATAAGCTCTACAAACTCCTCCACATGTTGGTTTCTCTCCTTTTTCAGGGTGAAGCGTAGGGCTTCACCCTGAAAAGATAAAAAAAAGAAGGAGGTTATGAGTTTGGAAAAAAAGCTTCAAGGTCATATTGTTGATTATGAAGATGGAGAAGAGGTTAAGGTTGCTTGTGAAAAAAAATGTAAGTGCAAAAATGATAAAACGATTTCAAAAATAGGTACAAAACAACGGTGTTTGTGTGAAGTATGCCGTAAGTTAGAGCCTTAGTAGTTCATCACAATTAAAGATGTGGGGGTGTGTTGGAACTGGCAGACAAAACGGACTTAAAATCCGTTGCTCTTTTGGGCGTGAGGGTTCGAGTCCCTCCTTCCCCACCAAAAAAATAAAAGAGAAAGGAGTTTTTGATTATGGCAAAAAATGATTTTAGAAGTTCTTTGGAGTCCTTTTGTCAGATTTACAAGGAGGCGTCCGACGTTGATTTTGAAAGCCTTGCTAAGCAGGTAGCTGAGAAATACGTTAAATACGGAGACGACTTAAATTACTCTATAGCTGAGATTGCAAAACAAAAAGAGTTAAATGAAAATGAAATAAACACGTTATTGCAGAGGGCTAACACAGAAACCTATGTTAAACTGTACAGCTCTAAAAAGAAGGAGGCTAACAGTAGAGTTATTTTTCCCATTGCTAAGCTAGACGCTGTAAAAGATTTAATGGTTGATACATCTCAAAAACAGATGGATAAGTCTGATGAGGAAGCTGAAAAGACTGCTTCACAAACCCTTCCCTTGTCTTTTAATGACACAGGGTATGTTCCATCTCTTTGGGATGAGCATAAAATCGAAACGAATAAGAGAAAACATGTTGTTAAGAAACTTGATAGTTTAGTTGATGAGTCTATGGCTAAAGTTGGCAAGTTAAGGTTTGATCTAGAGCAAACTTGTGACAAGTTGGCTTCATGCTTAATAAAGTATGCAAAAAAAGGCTTTGACGTTTCAGATTTATTTAATAACTTATGTGTTGATGCAACCCTTGATTTTAAGAGTCGAAAAAGTTTAAAAGACAGATTTGAGAAAAAGGCTGAGCATGTAAAAAATAGTTACAAGTTCTTTTCAGGGTTAGAAATAAAATCTGACGATTCTTATCTATCAAAGCTGGCTTCTAAAAAAGGCTCTTTAAAAACCCTCGGCAAGCACAGTCTTTTAAAGGAAGCTGAGAGCGTAGATGTTGAGACTGTACCTACATTGCCGAATATAGTTATAGATGATGAGACAATTGATGGATACATGGAAATGGTTGAAATAGCAAGGGAGTTAAAAGATACTCAGAATAATAAAGTTGAGGAAGACAAAGTTTTAGATAGTTTGAAAGATAAATTAGATAAAATATCAAAATAAGGGGAGTGAGTATTAATGGATTTAAACAAGGTTTTGAATAAAGTTGCTGAAGATGAACTTGCTGAGATTGGCATGGAGCCTGCTATAGATGATAATGTTGAGAGTGTTTTGGCTGAGGTGGAAAATGACCCCGAATTTTTAGATAGCTTAGTGGATCTAGTTTTGTCTGAGGCTGATGTTGACAGACCTGTTACAGAAGAGGATATTTTAGCTGTTTTGGCTCAGTTAATTGCTGAAAACATATCTAGTGAAGTAGATGTTGGGGGAACCCCTGATGACTCCGCTGTCGATGTAGATACTTATGATGAAGACGAAGATATGGCCTAAATATATAGGTATAAATAATAAAAGAGAGGGGTGTTTTTATAGATGGATTACATTAATTTTATTAACAAGGAGGCCACCTCCCTTTCTAATCTTTTAAATGAATCTTATGATGATTTATTGATAAGGTGTGCTGGGGATTTAACTAATAATACAAAAGAGTCTTTAAGTATTGTTTCTAGTGAATCTTATGAAAACTTGTTGGAAAAGCAGGCTAGGGATTTTAATAAAGACATACATGGTTTTTCAGGGAGCGATCATAGTAAGCCACCTAAAGACCTTGAAGATAGGAGATCTGAAAAAGTCATAGCTTTAACTGCTGGTGGCGGTGGCTCTGCAGCAGCAGGATATCTTTTAGGTAGAGAATGGCCAGCTTTTTTTAAAGGAATGAGTTCTTTTAATAGAGAGGCTAGAAATGAGAACCTTGGTAAATTTTATTCTGCTAACAAAGAAAATGTTGATATGCTAAAAGATATATTTAAAACCAAGTCTCCAGAAGCAAGAAAAAAGATATTCAAGAAATACTTAGAAAAGAATCCTCAGTTTGGTAAAGTTTCTAAGGTTTTATCTAAAGGGGTTAAAAAGTCTCTTCCTTCATTACTCAAACAGTTTAAGAACCCTATAGTTAGAAAAGGAATGGCTGGCTTGGCTGCTTATGGTCTTTTTAAAGGACAAGAGGCTTATAGAGGTATGAGAGATGATTTTTGGGGAGACGACATCGACCCTCCTATTGCCAGGGACGAGGACTACTGGAAAGACCTTGAGTACGATGCTCAAAACGATCTTGGCAAAGATGCTAATTTGAAACAAAAGATGTGCTTGAAATTTCTTGAAAAACATAGTAATATGGAAAGGTCAGGTGTTTCAGACTCTTTTTTTAAATTAGCTACCCCTGTTGAAAACAAAACACTTGATAATTTATCTGAAGAAGTCAGAAGGTTAATGTCTAAACTTATGTCTTCGAGGATAAATAATGCAGAGGTAGCAACAAAGAATTATAAAAAGGAAAGAGAAAAAGGTGTTGAGGTTGGAGTTTTAAAGAAAGAAAGGCAACAATCTAAACAACCAATTCAGCAAAAAACAATAATGGAAAGGAGATTGCCTTAATATGAAGATTTCGAAAAATAAGCTTTCTACTCCTGTTGTATTAAAGACGGAGTCTCCAGCTATAATATCTCTGATTAAGCAAGCTGGCATAGATAGAAAACTGTTAAGGATTCACTATACAGACAGCAATGGGGATGTTACTGTTAGAGATACAGAACCTTATGAGATTAAACAAGGTAAATATTGGGGGTATTGTTTAGCTAAGAAAGGCATAAGGCAATTTACGCTGTCAAATATCGTAAGTGCTATGGTGTTAAATACTAGATATACACCTAGGTGGCCAGTGAAAGTTTAACATTTTAAAAAAGGATGTGGTTCATTATGGTAGACACAAGCAAAGATCTTAAACAAAAAATTCAGAAGCACCCTGCTTTTTTAGCCTTTAAGGATGATAAAGAAGAGGACTGCGGCAGCAAGAACGAGAAAGAGACGGAATCCAAAGAAGAGCTTGACTCAATGAAAGAAGACGATTAGTTTATAGGGGGTAGCCCCCCCTATAAGATTTTTATCTTAAGCAAAGAAAGGTTGTGAATTTAAAATGGCAAGAAAAACAAAAGAGATGTTAAAGCAGGCTTTACTCAGCACTTCAAGTGAGCTAGATGACCTTGAGAATGATTTCGAAATAGTCTTGCCCAAGGAAGATACAGAAAACAAACTAATGAAAAAGAATGCTGCTAGTATAGACATTTCCCCTGCTTCAATACTCTCTGTGCTCTCTGGTTATCTTTCTTCTAAGTATGTTGCTGACAAACAGAGGCAAATAAAGGATAGAAATGTTGCTCAGCAAAAACTAGGGCCAGATTACTACAGTCAGGTAGACAATTTGATGGAAGATTTAGATATTGTCTTCACTCCATTTAGTGTCCTTTTCGTAGTTAACGGTTTAACAGTTGACGTTTTAGATACTAGTGATATGACAGAAGAAATGAGAGTTGCTTGGTCTGAGAGGAATAAGGACTATTTTAAAAACTTGCTTGTAAACAAGATGAATATGGAAATTCAACTTGCAGAGCAAATGTTTGCGAGGTCTTTAATAGATAGAAACATGCAACTTAAAGATAGGATAGATAAAATGGCTTCTTTGAATTCTAATTCTTTTGATAGTGAAGACGACAGTAGCTTTGTAAAAAAATGTAGCTCTAGTGATGTATATGGTTATGTAGATGGCATTATAGACCTAACAAAGAACTTAGGAAAGAGTGACAAGTTCTTTTCTTTTATGGTTAAAGAAGCTCAAGATATTTGTGACGAAGAATTAGAAATTCCTTTGTCTCTTTCGAATATCAAGCCTTTTGACAAGACTGCTGAATTTTTTGGCTCTAAGATTTTAAGCTTTTTAGGCTTAGGCCCTAGGGACAATATATCTCTTCTTCAGAAAAAAATGTATAATCCTGGATACATATATAATAATGTTGATATTAGATTTTTTCCTGACAGAGTTTTGTTTGTTCTTGATGATGAAACTGTCTTTGCACAACTCTCTAACTTTGGCATGGACGAACATGCCTTTGAGAGATTTAGAGAACAAGACGCTGATTACTTCAAAGATTTATTACTAGATAAAATGAAAGATGGCTTTACTGCTTGGCATGATTCCGATGAAGATTTGAAGAGCCAAGAGAAACAGGCTTCTAAGGCAGACAATAGGGACCCTAAATATGACTTGTTTTCCCAGAAAGATATCCATCCAAAGATATACTACTTAGCGTTAATGGATAGGTTTAACTCAGACTGGATTAACTGGGAAGTTGAGGTCTTAATAAAAAACATAGAAGAAGAGTTTGGCTTATCAGAAGAGATTAGAGATGTCCCCCTCAATAAAATACTGTTTTTGCAATTAATTTGTAAGAAACAGGTTGAGATAGTCGAAGATTATCATTTGTTTGAAAAATGTATCAGGTCTTTTAACAATAAAGATGTTGATTTTGTAGAGAGGGAGCCTGTAGTGTCTTTAGGTGAATTCTTAGTAGGGCTTAGAATTATCGACGATATCGGTGATATTCAGGATATTTTCGGAGAGATGTCAGATAGGGTTTATGATTATATTGTTGAGATGCTGATGGAAAGTAAGTATAGAGCGGTCAACCACCTTATACTTACTGAGTCAGAGTCTGAGAAAGAGTTTTCTCAAGATTTAAATACTAGTCTCTTTAATTCATGGAATGCTATAGAGTGTGAGGATGTTTTTGATTCTGACGAGAAGAGCCTTATAAGAGAAAGAAACAAGACCATGCAAATCATTATTATTAAAATCGTAGATATCTTTAGAGAGAAAAAATTCGTTGTTGATGAAGATATGGTTCTTTCTATGGTTGATAAATTTTTAGACAAATTAGATATAAAAGAGGATTACATTATTCAAATCATCTCTTTGAATGTTGTTATGAACTTAGCTTCTGATATGTATTTGAAAAAGACAGAAAATAGCTTAGATGAGCAATTAGAATTGTATAATCAAGTTATTAATAGTAATTAAAAGGACGGTGAGTTATTAATGCAAGAAACACATGTATATGTTCCTACTGGAAGTTTTAGTTCAGAAAAGAAGAAAGCTTTAAATACAAAGAAATTAGAGGCTGCTGGGATGTTAAAAACTGCATCCGCAAATTCAAAGATGAAGGATCCTTATCCTAATTCTATGCTTACCCTTTCTGATATGAATATACCTAACAACATGAAAGAGGTTTTTAAGTGGTGCAGGTACTTTTATAAATTTGATCCGCTGATTACTGGGTCAATAAACAACTTAGCCACGTTTCCTGTTAGTGAAATTTTCTTTGACGACGTTAAAGATACTCCTGACGGAGATGATTCAGATCAATTGAAGTTGTATGAAAGGGTTATTACTGATAGTCTAGAAATACATAAGCTTTTAATTGAAATAGGTATTGATTATTGGTTGTATGGCAATTGCTTTATTTTTGGGGAGTTTAAGTATACAGACAAAGATAAGAAAGATAAAAGCTCTATAGAGTGGAAAACCATGGTTCGTTTAGACCCAACAAAGATGAGTATTGATGTTGATCCATTGACTCAGAAAAAGACTTATAATTGGACTGTTCCAGAAAGAATAAAAACAATTTGTAAAACTAAGAAACCTAGAAACAAGTATGATGAAATTCCTGAATTAATAAAAAAGGCCGTTAAAGACAAAAAAGATGTGATTTTGAACTCTGAGAATATTTACCATTTTAAGAGAGCTAGTGAGTCTGGTGATGGGAGTGTTTGGGGCACACCTGTTGTTCTTAACGTCTTGAAACTTCTCATGTATCGAAATGTTTTAAGACAATCTCAGGAAGCTATTGCTAGAGAACACATTGTTCCAAGAAGGGTTTACTATTTAAACCCTACAAATGATTACAACGCTCAACCAGATATGATGAATACTTCTGCTGAGGCTTTTGCTGACCAGTTGATACAAGCCTCAAAAGACCCTAATTACGAAGTGGTTGCTCCGTGTCCAGTCGGCGTTATTACTGCTGGAGGGCAAGGAAGGGCATTACTATTGACTCCAGAGATTGAGCAGGTTCAAGCTGAGATTCTTGCTGGAATGGGTATTCCTAGGGAATTTCTTTTTGGCGGTGTTAGTTGGTCAGGAAGCTCTATTTCTTTACGTATTTTAGAAAATCACTTTATAACGTATAGAATGTTATTATCTGATTTTCTAAATAACTTTGTTGTAAAGGGAATGGCTAAAAAGAGGGGAGAATGGGAGAGCCATCAAGATAATGAAAGTATAGTAAAAGCTAAACTAGCCTCATTAAAAATGCAAGATGACATACAGCAGAAACAAATAATGATAAACCTGGCAAGAGAAGGTAAGATACCTGATGAAGAGGTTTACAACGTTCTTGAATTAGATCCAGATAATACCAGGGATCAGTTGGAAAAAGAAATGATGACAAAGATAGAACTTGAAGCTAAAGCTCAGATTAAGCAAATACAAACAAACTTGGAAGTGCAAAAAGCTCAAATGAAGGCTCAGTTGATGCTTAAAGTTTTTGAGACTCAGTTGATGGAGAATACCGACATTGGCCAATATGTAACTCAAAAAGAAATGGAGCAAATGCATGAACAGCAAGTTGCTCAAATGCAGGCTCAGCAACAAATGCAGCAACAACAGGCTCAAGGGCAACAGGCTCAAGGGCATGATCAATTTAGTGACCCTCAATCACAAGAAGAGTTAATGGCAATGCAGCAACAGATTCAACAACAAGAAGAGGAAGCTACACGTCAATCTCAGGGCGTGAACCAAGAGGATATTCATAATAAAGCTTTATCTATTGCTAAGAAGTTGCTGAATGTTTCTGAAGAAGAGAGAGATATATTCCTTTCTAGGTTGCCTGAGTCTTTACAGCAACTAGTTATTGAATATCTAAATCATTTGCTTGAGTTAGCTGAGAGGGAGCAAGCAGAAGCGCCTCCTGAAGACATAGATATGAGGCCACTACCAGAGCAAAGGCCTCCTCGAAGAGAGACGCCTTCAATATAAAGGAACACACCTTCTATTATTTCGAATGGAGTGATATAATAATGAATAGAGAGGATTTTGTTCTCCATAAGACTTTTAGAAAGATTAAGGTATTTACTATCCCAATCGAAGAGAGTGAGATCAACTCCTTATTAGAAGATGACAATGTCCTTGTACATCAATTAAATATTGATCAAAATAAGGTAGGAGAGATCAAGGCATTTTTAGATTTAGAGGAGATTATCGGAAAAAAAGTCTATAACCCTGAAAGGGATGTTTACAGGAGAATTAGGAGTTTTAATTTGCCTATTGAAGAAATGGAATTAAATGATTTGTTAGCAAGAGACGGTGTTTTGGTTTATAAAAAACACTTTTTTAATAATATGGACACAACGATAACTGCCGTCCTTGATTTTGAAGAGATTGTCGATGAAGATTTTTAATGTAAAGGTTGTGATCAAATGCCTGTTGTAAACATAGATTCTGAAACTTTGGATTTAGAACAGAGAATAAAAGACGCCACTAAAGACTTCTTTCCTGTCAGTGGACGGTTTGGAAGCATAGAGGTTGAAAACATCCGTATTTCTAGGCCTAATATTAAGACAATAGAGGATGAGCTTAAGGTAAAAACTTTAAATAAAAATTTAGAGGGCTCTGTCAGGGGAACTTTCATTTTAAAAGATGATAGCGGGAATGAAATAGATAGGAGTAGAAGAGTTCTTTTAAAATTTCCTTACAAGACTAACAGAGGGACTTACATTGTTGGGGGAAATGAGCAGGTTGTATGGCACCAACTAAGACAGCGTCCTGGTGTTTACACAACTACGAAGAAGGATTCTTATGAAACGGATATATCTTTTGATAAAGGCTCGAGAATAAAAGCTATATTCATTCCTAAGACTGACCATTTTAAGATTGAATTTCGTAATAGGAGTTACAATGCTATAAATTTTGCAAGGTCTCTAGGTATAGCTGATGGCGAAATTAGCTCTGCTTTAGGGTCTGGAAGCCTAGTGTCAAAGCTTTTTAGAAAAGCAGGAACTTCTGATAAAGAGACTGAAAAGTTGTATAAAGCTTTGTTTCATTGGAAAAAAGATAGCGACCTCCCAGCATCCTATGATGATATGTATGCTGAGATTAGGCAATATTTTTCTGATAAATCTTCTTTTGGGAAGCATGGAGAAAATGTTCTACAAGAAAATTTGGGATTAAAGAGTGATACATTAAATTCAGATGTTTTGCTAGGAGCAATGAAAAGAACTTTAGATTTGGCCCGTCAAGAAATAGAGCCTGATAACAGAGATGATTTTAGATTTCAGTATGTTGTGATGCCTTCTGATTTTATATTAAAGTCAGTTCAGGATGGATTTGAAAGGTTACAGACGAGGATTCAGAGATATTTAAATACTAAAACTAAAAAAGGAACATCTCGTCAAAGGATTGACCAGTTTATACAGCCAGGAGTGGCAAGTCAAGATGTGTGGAATTTTATGGGAAAGTCTCAGTTGTCAGAGTTTTCGGAACAAACTAATCCTTTGCATTTAGCATCTAGTTTACGCAAGGTTACAAGGTTTGGCCAAGGAGGTTTAACTGACCACTCCGCCACAATGGATATGAGGAACTTACAGGTTAGTGAGTTTGGAAGGATAGACCCAATAGAAACCCCTGAGGATAAAAAGTTGGGATTAGTAGGGCATTTATCTGTTGATTCTGAGTTTGGGGATGGAACTATAAAAGAAAAATACTATCAAGTTTCAAATAGGAAGGTTAGGCTGAGTGAAGATAACACGGTTAAATTAACGCCATTAGAAGAATATGATAGCAAGATAGCCTTTTATGATTTGGAGCACATACAAGAAGAGTCTGACGATGAGATAACTTTAAAAGAAGGTAATGTCCCTGTAAGACATAGAGCCTCAATCATAGAGGTTCCTTCTAGCGAAGTTGATTACATTGATTTCTCACCTCACTCTGTGTTTGGGTTGGCTGGGAATTTAATCCCTTTCGGAAATCACAATGATGGCAACAGAATGCTTATGGGTGCGAATATGCAGAAACAAGCCATTCCTTTAGTAAATAACCAAGAACCATTGGTTCAGACCGCTGTTGATAGAAAAAAAGAGACAACATATGAAGAACTCATAGCTGATAATTATAGTTTTACCATCAGAGCAGAGTCTGACGGAGTAGTGGATAAAATAACTGATAACAAGATTGTTTTTAGATCTGATGACGGTGAAATTGTTGAATATGATCGTTACAACTATTACCCCCTAAACCAAGGGAATTATATAAACCATAAATTGAAAGTTGAGGAAGGTGATAGGGTTTCAGCAGGAGATCTTATTGCTGATGGTTGGCACACTAAAGATGGAAAGCTTTCACTTGGAACAAATGTTCGGGTTGCATATATGCCTTGGGAAGGTTTCAATTTTGAGGATGGTGTTGTTGTTACCGAATCATTGTCTGAGAAGATGCAATCAGAAGAGGTGTCAATCATAGAGGTTCCTGTAAAAGAAGGCATGATAGGAGGTCCTGGTTCTGGTGTAAGAAACCTTCTAAGAGAACAAGGAATATCTCCCGCCCATCTTGAAAAACTTTCTGAAGATGGGATAGTTAAGCAAGGGGAGCACGTGAAGGCTGGAGATGTTTTAGTTGGAATTTTAAGACCAAAAGAAGAATCTGAAATCCGTGGTGAGGACGAGGCGTTAGCTAGTTTAGGCTTAAAGAAAATTCATTATTATCAGGATTATTCTCATAGAGCTGAAGGGTTTTTAAGCGGAGAAATTATACGTACAGAAATTCTTCCTGGGACAGCTTCAAAAGAATCTGATGCTCAAGCTTTAATAAAAGTTTACATTCTTTCTCATCGCTATTTAAAAGTGGGAGACAAGGTTGCAGGAAGACATGGAAATAAAGGAATTATTACAAAGATAATCTCTGATGAAGCTGCGCCAAAAACATCTGATGGAAAAAATGTTGAGATGATATTCTCTCCTCTAGTAGTTCCTTCAAGAAAAAACGTCGGACAATTATTAGAGGTTAACGCAGGTTTGTTGGCTGAAGAAGACGGAGAGCCATACAGAGTATTTAATTTCGACAAAAAGAATAAACAAGAAGTATTAGATGGCCTTGAGAGACTGGGTGTGCCTGATGGGAAAGTTGACCTCATAAACCCTGAGACTGGCAAACCCTATGAAAATAAAGTTACTATGGGAAACATGTATGTCATGAAATTAAAGCATGAAGTTGATGACAAAATACAGTCTAGATCAATTGGTAGAGGGGATAGACTTTATAGGATGCCAGTAAAGGCAACAGGAGAGGCTGCAGGAGAAAAAGAGAACCCTCAGATGCTAGGCGAGATGGAAATGAGGGCTTTACAATCTCATAAAGCTGTCCATAATATTTTAGACTCCACAACTCTCAAATCTGATGGAGTTGGAGATAGAAAACAAAGAATCGATCTCTTCATGGCTTTAGCTAATGGAGAAAACATCCCTGACCCTCTCATGCCAGAAACAGTAAAAGTTTTAGGGGATACATTGAAGGGTCTAGGGCTATCTGCTGTGCCTATAAAGAGTGGAAAAGCTACTACGCTCGATAGAAATATGGAGCAGTTATTCCTAACTCCACTTAAGTCTGATGATATCAGGAAATGGTCCCACGGAGAAATATCTACTGGTGGCGCTGCGTTTAGGATAGACAAGGCGTCAGGTAAAGAAGTTCCTTTAGAAGGTGGCCTTTATGATCCTGAGATTTTTGGAGAAGATGAAAAAGAGCAACGTGCTTTATGGGGGCATATGGAATTAATCGAACCTCTTCCAAATCCATTACTGTCAAGGTCTAATTATAACCCTTATGCGATAATTTTGGGTTTAAAGATGGGCGATGTAGATAAAATTATGAAGTCAGACGTAGGAGTTATCATTCAACCAGGCGATACTGGGCTTGGAAGAAATGAGATAGTGCCTCTTAATGAAATTGAAAGGCTTGAAGATGAAGGTAAGAACTTTAAGGCTTTAACTGGAGGTCAAGCCTTAAAAGAAATGCTTTCTCAGGTAAATGTAGAGGCAGAGTTGGCCAATGTTTCACAGCAACTTGATAACGCTACACGAAAAGATAGAGATAAGTTATATAAAAAGTATAAGATTTTGAATAATTTGAAGAAACAAGGAATGAAGGCTGAGGATTTAATGATGGAAGTTGTCCCTATACTTCCTTCTTATTTGAGGCCTAGGCTTAAAACCCCAGGAAGCAATGTGGTTATGGATTCTGAGTTAACAAAGCTTTATAGTCATGTAGCTATGTTAAACTACGATGATAAAACCAGGAATGTTTTGGATGGATACAAGAAGGGGCAATTATCGGAGACTGATAAGCATGAGGTAGTTAAGGGTTTGTACCAGAGAGTTTCTGAATTATTTGTCGAGGGTGCTGATAAAAACCCTATAAACAAAGCCTTTTATTCTGGAATATCTAGTTCTTCTGGGTTTGACTCGAAAACAAAATCTGATGATAGATTAAGAAGCTTGTCTGACACATTAGTTCAAAAAAGCGGCTTAGTGAGGGGTAGGATGTTATCTAAGCTCCAGGATTACTCAGGAAGGTCTGTTATCACTGTCAATCCGAACTTAGGTATAGATGAGGTTGGCTTGCCTATAGAAATGGCTAAAGATATATATAAACCTTTTATTTTAAGAGAGTTAATCAAGACTGGCAGGGCTAGGGATTTAGATCAGGCCGAAGAAAAGTGGAAGGAGAAGGATAAAGATTTTCATTGGGCTCTCAAGAGAGTTTCCAAAGAAAGGCCTGTTATACTAAACAGGGCTCCGTCTCTTCACAAGTATTCCATACAAGCCTTTAATCCCCAGTTAACAAACTCTAGAAGTATAGAATTAAATCCGTTAGTAACAACTGGGTACAATGCAGACTTTGATGGAGACCAGATGGGTGTCCATGTTCCTATTAGTGAGGGCGCTGTTAAAGAAGCTAGGGAGTTAATGCTTCCCAGCAAAAACCTCATAAACCCCGCTACGGGAGGTATTGTTGCCCCACTAAAGCATGAGATGTTACTGGGTGTTTATTACTTGACGAGGCCTGTTGATAAGAAAGGCAAGGCCAAGAGTTACACAGATGTGGAAAAACTCAGAGAAGATTTTTATAATCAGAATTTAAGCTCTGGAGATTATGTTAAATTTGATGGGGTTGAGTCTACAGCTGGAAGGCATGTCTTTAACTCTTACTTACCCAAAAGTGTTAGGGATTATAATAATCAGATCTCCAAGAAACACATGAGAGACATTATAAATTCCATTATAGATTTAGAAGGTCAAGGAAAAGCCGTTGTTGTCCTTGATAACTTGAAAAACCTAGGATTTAAAGCTTCAACTCTTTCAGGTTTATCCATAGGCATTGGTGATTTTATAACTAGTGAGGATAGCACAACAATCTTAAAAAAAGTTGAGGATAGGGTTAAGGAACATGGGGAGTCATTACCTGCTGCCATATCTACTGTTCAGGGTGAATTAGAAGACATGACAAGGATTAGTGAGATATTAGGGGAAGACAACCCTGTTAGGATGATGATGCATTCAGGGGCCAGAGGTGGCCCTGCTCAAATAAGATCTATGTCTTTACTTGTAGGCCAAGGTCAAGATGTGGCTGGAGAATTGGCACCAATACCAGTTAGATCCTCGCATTTGGATGGCTTATCTCCAGAGGAGTTCTGGT